TTAAGATAGAGGACATGAACTCCTGGGAGAGGAAACGCGATGCGAGACTTCCTAGGATTCGGCGACGGGCTCCGGATTGACTGGAGAGCGTAACCTTGTTCTAGTGACAATATGCCGGGATTAGGTAAAGTGCGTGCAGGTACTGTACGTACTTGCCTTCTTCCGTCAGGTGTTACTAGAGTTCTAGTGTCAACGATGATTACTTCATCGGAGATCACTGAAATTGGTCCGGTGTCGATTTCTATCGACGTCGGCCCGATGTCATTGTCTAGTATGAGCTCCTTATAGGAACCTAGAGCAATGTATTTACCAAGTTCTCTTATAGAGATATTGGTAAAATGGAGTATGACTTTGGTGAGCGGATCGCCCATCATCATACCCCTTACCAATCTTACGTGGCGCGTATCATCGTCACGTAAGGAGGATTCACCAAAATGCGAAAATATACCTTTCCCATTGAAGTGCACGATCCGTGGTGAAAAGCAAGTTTTCACCACGATCTTTTGGAGAAGAGGCGGTATTCCACACTTCTTCATCCATTTAAGAGCAATAATCTTACACACAGTATGATGCATTGCGTCTGTCGCCGTCACAAAGTCTGTGCATTCGGCGAAAATGTCCTCATATACAACTTCACGTATAAATGAGGATGCTGTTCCTGTATCAGTCTGAGACTTTTTACAGAACGCTTCATTCGAATTTTGGTAAAATTCGTTGAAGAGATTCCATCCGTGGGCATCTTTGCCCATTCCGGATTTGCTCGTATCAACCTTCGATAGAGGGTAGGATACGATTTTGTTGATTACGTCTAAAACTAGTTTTAGACATATCATTCCTTTTGTAACGGTACGGGCTTTACCCGGTTCCTTTACAACTGTGACATATACCTGGGATATTTCCTCAGGTGACATCCTGAGAACTTCTTCTAGAGACCTCCAGAAGATATATTCTCCAGCTTCGGAATGCTCAAGACTAATGTAGTTCTCGAGTTTTCCTGTATAAAGACTAATCACTTTAGCAGGATAGCCGTTATTTGCTTCGGACATAAGTTCGCTTATGGCCTGGAGCGAGCCTCCTTGTTGCCGGGTCTTTTCCCAGCACGCGGATGCTGTAATTGTTATACGGGCCTTAGTACTAAGACCTGTAAACACGTG